TCATCTACTATCTAAACCTGTCGATTTTTACTTACACATAATTCTTCACATTCCCATTAAAGTAATTTTTAAAATAATGGGATGGTGCATCTTGGCACCTGTAGCTATCGCCGTTGGTATGCTGCAATGGGTACTAAAATCATACAAATGAGTCGGCCTGATCTGGTCGGCTTTCTTTTGGTTTTCCACCTGATTTTACTGAGTTTTCCACTTGACTCATCAAGTTGACAAATCTTCAAAATTGTGTTATTCTTTGGCTAAGTTATAAAAGGCAGTGCTCTTGTGAGTGCTGCTTTTTTTGTTACTCTCTGGTTGATTATAAGCTTGTTTTAAGGCTGTATAACTACACTCGTTAAAGACACTATTACACTGGTTAAACAGCTCTTAGATAGCTTTAAAACAGTGATGTATAGAGTATATAGCTACTACCTAGGCTAGTAGTTTTTTAAAAGCTTTAAAAGCTTTAAAAGATCTTTAAAAGATTAAAAGATTTAAAAAGAAAATAACACAAAAGAAAAAAAGTGAGGTGAGAACATGAAGCCACATTACAAAGGATTTTACCAGTATTGCAAAGGCAGAGCGCTGAAGGATATTGCCAAGGATTTGAACACTACAGAAGGCACTGTAAAGAGCTGGATGACCAGATACCACTGGGTTGATAAACGCAATTCTTGCAGGACTGATGACGGTTCGGTGGATCTGGAAAAAGCCAGAGGATTTCTGAAGGGGAAAGGCAACGTGGAGCCAGTACCAAGATGGGAAGCTGTAGAAGAAGACCAAGGCAAGAAGACTCTTAACGACATGTTAGCGGAATCACCTCATGACGATGATTTCAAGCTGTTTGTACAACAGACATTAACTAATTCAGTACGTAGTCTAGGAGTATCTAAAGCTACTACAGATTATGAATGTCAGTTGCGTATAGTAGAGTATTTTAAAACATGTATTCATGATGGTTATATACCAACAATGGAAGGTTTATGGCTATGTTTAGGTATTGGTCAGACTTGTTTTTATGATTGGTGCAACGGAAAATCGGGAACAGTTCGTGCGGAGCTATTACAAAATGCAAAACTTTGTATTCACGAGTTCAACACACAGCTAGCAATTGCGGGGCGTATGGACAAGGTTTTATACATGTTCATATCCAAGAACCGGCAGGACATGAAAGACCAGGTGGACACCGTTGTAACTCACAACAACGTTCTAGGCAGCACAGCAGATAAAAACGAGATAGCTAACCGGATAGCTGAGCAAGCTGACAACCTGCCTGATGATGGCTGATTAATGGCTATAAAGAGCCGAATGTTAATAGATACTTAACAAAAAACACGATAAATAAATGCTTTATAGCTGTTTTTGTTAGCTTATATGCTTTGGTTTGTTAGCTTATAAAGGCTACGCGTTAACATGCTGCATCCGGTTCTGTGGTAGCTTGCTTCATGGATCAATCCAGCTGATCAAAAGGCATGACCCCACCCCCTCCCTATAGGCCAGAATGCATATACCCCCTTCTCAGTCCCATCACCAAATTTTTTGTAAAAAGGTGCATACTTTTCTCTCCATTTTAGCCCTTAAAATCTATCATTTGAGACCTACTTGGTGTATACTTAAAACAGCAGGAAAAAGGTGGTAAATTGCATACACGGCTATGCATACTGATAGGAGAGGATTTCTATGATATTTGAACAAAATGAATTATGTGAAATATATGTAAACCTTTTTAATTGGCTTGCTGGTCATTCTTCAGGGAAAAGCCACGCTTATAAAAGTTACCATAACAGTATGGATAAAAAAATATGGAAGCCATTATTCTCTAAAATTGAAGAAATCCAGATTAAAGAGACAAAAACAAAAGAAGAAATTGATTTTTTAGAAAAAGTGATATATAGAGGTGATATGCATAGGTTACAAATCGCAAAAAAAATGAAGAACGGATATATTGACCGTAGAGAAAATTATTTTTCATGGTCTAAAACAATTAATGGTGTTACAGCAAAACCACTTTCATACTGTGGTAATTGTCTACATATATTAGCTAACACAAAAAATGAATATGCGTTTGATGTATTTGGATTCTTATATCATATTATTACTTATAGATATAAATTTATGCCATCTCAAGATTACGATATAAGAATTTTATGCCGGTACGAGGAGGAAGAAGAAATAGTATTCCCTGTTGCAAAAAATACTATAATTTCTGTAAGTATTGAAAATGTTAAAGATTTAAGCAAATATCCTAATAATAATTTGATTAAGGAGAATGAATGGTTTAGAAAGTAATAAATACTATTCAATCACAATTTATGTAGAAATAAAGCGGGAACACTGGCTCATCGGTGATGCGGTGAGTGACGAAGCGTTAAGTGTTGGTGTACAAGAGGCGGTAAGGTACACAAAAGACCTTTCAACTTGCGGGAACTGCATTAGTGCCAACATAGCGGCCGTAGCGCCGATAGTAGACTGAACACCTCTCATGGAAGTGTCCCATTCAGTCTTTTTTATGGCTTAGCTTGGTATCTGGAAATCTTTCGGAGGTCATGTTGTTGGCAATAAATACTTTCCATTAAGCCAATAATAACCAAGTTCACAGTTATGGAAGCTGTGAAACCTTTAATTGGGTATCGTTACGAGTTTGGAACCGCATATATAACGATGCCTACCTATCAGTGATGATGACTTGGCGGTTCAAGGAATTTAGCTTGATAGGATTATTTGTATCAGTGGCGGAATAGGTAGACGCATAGTATTACAACAGCTTGCGTGGTAAAGTACACGAAGAGTATGGCGAGATGCATTTCGACTGGTGCATTATGCAAGGTTCAAATCCTTGCCTGATACAATTTATCTGATCCACGAACGTGGAAACAGGATCGAGAACGCATTGCGTTGTCTGAACAGCGGTAAGGAATCCTACGGGACTTACTGCGGCCGTGGCGGCAGGCTGAAGACCGTTGCTCTGGAGTGTATGCTGAACACTATCCCCTCTACGGCAGGAGGAAAGCCAATTGTAAAGCACATAGAAGCCGCCCGTTATATGGGAACCGGTTGTACATGTGCTTTTCTATTTGCTCAAATTGATAGATTCCATAACCTCGGCATAAGGGGAATCGCTTACTGAAACCGGATGCCAAAGACGATAGCAGACAGTAACCGGCTTAAAATCTGCACATACACGGAAAAAGGGAGAGAACCTCCCTTTATATACCTCTGGTATAAAGGAAACATGACGGTCTCCAAAACCGTTGCTCTCAGTTCGATTCTGAGGAGGTATGCCAATATTTCCGATTAGCCAAATGGAAAGGCAATGGACTTTGAATCCATGAGTTCTGGTTCGACCCCAGAATCGGAAACCATTTAACACTTCTGAACGGTTGTATTTGGGATTGAAGTAGCTAGCATTAGGATGGGCTTGCCTAAATACGTAGAACGATACCACGTTCATTCGTATACACGGTTTCACTCAAATAATAGAGTGATGTGGCAGTACATGGTTTTTCTCCTCCAACTTGCGTAAATATACCTCCCTTTCTGTTTTTATCCTTTATGTTTATGTACTGCAAAATACAAAAAAGCTGCACAGTACCTATCGCCTTGTCTGTGTGGCAAATCATTAACTATTTTTTTATATCCCTTTTCATGTTATATTATTATAGAAAGGGTGGATGAAAATGATTAAAGAATTTTTAAATTGTTTAACGGCAAATCAACAGCCGAAGTATCACGTATCAGAAGAAAGGGATATTACATTAGATAGAAAAAAGATAATTTATTTAGTTAATCAAATTGAATATTTTACCAACTATAGAAAAGAACGTTTCTATATAGCGATTTTCCTTTTTGTTTTAGTAGCATTAGAAATTGCCATGGTTATTGTGAAATATGAGGTCATAATAAGGGTAATGGAAAGCATAATGGCTCCTCTGATAATATCAGGAATGATACTCTATATGGAAACTAAAGGTGATTCATACATTGCTCTAATGAATTATGAAAATGAATTATATGATATATGTGAATACATAAGGTTAAATGATAGCCTAAAAGAAAATGAATATTATATATTATTATATATCAATACGAATAAAGAGAAATATACAAGAAAAAATCCATTTGATGCAGATAAAGCGAGAGGTTTAAAATGAAAGTGAGATGATGGTGATGAAAGTCATGTATTATATGGAGGTTAAATGAAGACGATTGAATTAATTAACATCCTTCTTGAACAACGTGACTGCAAAAGATACCAAAATCTGGATGATTTATTTGAACTTCTACGAATATATGAGCCTGAAGACATGGTGCATGCACACCGGCTTAATAAGGTAGTTCGTGATGTGTCTGTAAAGCAATCAAAAAATGCATTTTTACCAATATCAGAGAGAGAACGTTTCATACAACTGTATAAGCGTTCTCTTTTATTTGATGCGCCGATAGATTTTGATGCGTATTTGCTTTATGTAGAATTTGATCGGGACCCAGATAAACGATTCTATTTGCCACGGCGAAAAATTCTAAAGGATAAGCTTATTCGGCACCTTCAGGACTTAGCCGATGATGTGATAGACATATTAACGATTTCAATGCCACCAGGTACCGGTAAATCAACTGCCGGTATTTTCTTTTTATCATGGCTAATGGGAAGGAATCCAGAAAAATGTAATCTAGCATCTGGTCATGCTGACGGATTGACCAGAGGTTTTTATGATGGTGTTATGTCTATAATCACTGACCCCGAGTATCTTTGGCACGATGTGTTTCCCGATGTTCAATTGGTCAATAAAAGTGCAAAATATGAAACACTTGATTTGGATAAGGTTAAGCGATTTCCTTCGTTAACTTGTAGAGCTATAGATGGATCCTTGACTGGAGCAACACGATGTGAAGGAATACTTTATGTCGATGACCTTGTATCCGGTATAGAGGAAGCTTTGTCTATTGATCGTATGGACAGGCTGTGGATGAAATACTTTAATGATTTGAAGTCACGTAAGAAAATGAAGTGTAAAGAACTCCATATAGCAACACGATGGTCTGTACATGATCCTATCGGTCGGCTTGAAAGAGACAACGAAAATAATCCTCGAGCAAGATTTATTTGCATTCCAGCTCTGGATGAAAATGGTGAATCCAACTTCAATTATGATTTTGGCGTAGGCTTTGATACTGAGTATTTCAAAAATATTGAGAAAGATATGGATGAAGTATCATTCTTGGCGCTTTATATGAATCAGCCTATTGAGCGTGAAGGACTACTGTTTCCGGAAAAAGAACTCCGGTATTTCAATGGGATACTTCCGCAGATTAAACCAGATTATATATATTCCGCATCTGACGTTGCGTGGGGCGGTGGAGATAGCTATTCACAACCATTTGGTTATCAGTTTGGTGAAGATGTATACATCCCTGATTGGATATTTGATAAAGGCGATAAGACAGTGACAAGACCAAGAGTAATTGGCAAAATGTCGATACATAAACCACACCTATCGAAATTCGAAGCAAACAATGGTGGTCATGAGTATTCAGATAAAGTGGATGAAGAATTGAGGAAGATTGGCGTTCATATGAATATCACATCGGAAGTGTCTCCGAGCAATAAGTCAAAGTTATCAAGGATAATCAGATGGGCACCGGATATAAAACGCTTCATCTTTGTGGATAAAGCCAATAGAAATAAGGAATACGACAAGGCAATGAAAGAATTGACAACGTTTCTTCAGACAGGAAAATCACCACATGATGATTCTCCGGATAGCCTCGCTATGCTGGCAGAATTGATATATGAAGGTGGAATAAGTTATGAAATCGGGGATAGGCCGTTTTAGAAAGGAAAAGGGTATGGAAAAGAAAAGCAGAGAGATTAGAGCAGCGCCGCCTGCACCATGCAGTAAGAAAACAGAGTGCAAAGGTAGAGTATGCAGCAATCCGGCATGTGAAGACTGGCGCATCTATAGAAACAAGTATTTAATCAAAGGGTAAGCAGCACTATATGTGCTTTTTTATTACCAGAAGGGAGGTGGATAGATGATAGAAATAGAATTGTTTGGCAGACAGGAAATATTCATACCACGGCAAGAAATAACGGAAGAAACACTTCCTAAAATATTGGCAAGGGCAATGGCTATCCATTCTACCAATGCAGCGCAGATACATTATCTTTGGAATTACTATAAGGGAAAGCAACCTATTCTTGAAAGAGTAAAGAGAGTACGACCCGAAATATGCAATAAGCTAGTAATCAATCATGCGTATGAAATCATGAATTTCTACATGGGATATGTTTTTGGTGATCCTATCCAGTATGTGCAGCGAGGAATACACGGCGCAAAAGAAGGATACTCCGATGTAAACAATGTATCTATGCTTAATGAGCTTATGGCTGATGATGATAAAGCTTCAAAAGACCGGGAGTTAGGTGAATGGATGCTTGCCTGCGGTGTCGGATACCGGATGACAATGCCGGCAGTTGATGACGATGCAGTATTTGAAACTGAGATATTAGACCCTAGAGTTACATTCGTTGTGAAGGATACTGGCTTTGGTAAGAAGCCTTGGCTTTGTGTGACATTTAATAAAAAGATGAACAAGGGATTTGAGTATTATGAAATGTTCGGATATACCAAGGATGTGTTCTTCGCCTGTGAGGAATTCAATTCCACGTTTCGGAAGTATCGAATTGTAAATCATGTCTTAAACCGTTTACCTATTGCTGAATATCCGTTAGGTACCGTCAGGCTTGGCGCTTTTGAACCGGTGCACTCTATTATGAATGCTATTAACAATATGGAATCAAATAGAAGTGATGGTGTTGAACAAAAAATTCAAAGTTTCTTAAAATTTTTAAATTGTGATATCGTCCCAGAAAAATTCGATGAATTCAGGGAAAAAGGCATGATAAAGATTAAGGTTCCACAAGGTAGTAGAGGCGATGTTGAATATGTAGAGGTTGATTTAAACCAAACGGATTCACAAATATATGTAGATTCCTTATACCAAAAAATGCTGCAAATTGCAGGTGTACCAGACAGAAATGCTTCTGCCGGGGGAAATACCGGGCAAGCACTTATTATCGGTCAGGGATGGTCTAACGCCGAAGCTAGAGCGAAATCCATAGAACTTTCATTCAAGCGTAGTGAAAAGCTGTTTTTGAAGATGGTACTGAGAATTATCCAGGATACGTTGAATGTAGAGCCACAATTAAGGCAGCTGAAACTTTGGGATATTGATATCAAGTTCACACGAAATAAAACGGACAGCATACTAGTTAAGGCACAAGCGTTACTTAATCTGCTGGAAGCAGGAGTGCATCCACGTATTGCATTTACTATTTGTGGACTGTTTAACGACCCAGAGCAGGCGTATGTTGATTCACAGCCATACTTAAATGCCAAGTGGCTAAGAGATTTGAAGACGAATGTACAAGAAGGCAATATCAAAAATGAAAATGATGTATTGCCTAAACTTCCGGTAACCGGATAATGACCTGAATAAGTCATTACGAAAATAAACTGTTCATTTTTTATTGGTCTTTTACTGCTAGACCTAAAACAAGAAGACGTCAGGAGATGGAGAACTCCTATAAAAGCCTAGATGGAAAGGATTGAGTAATTATGACAAAAGAACAATTATTAGCTGCCGGGCTTACAGAAGAACAAGCAGACAGTGTACTTGCAATGAGGGGAAGCGAGTTGACAAATCTTAGAAACCAGATTTCTGATTTAACACAGCAAAATACGCAGTTACAGGCTGATTCTGCTGAATTAGCAACCTTGAAACAGCAGAATTTAACAGCAGAGCAATTACAGCAGCAGGCCATTGACGAAGCTAATGCTGAAAAAGAAAAATATCAGAAGATGGCAAATAAACTGGAAGTTGAAAAAGTCCTGATTACTGCCGGCATGCAGGAAGATGATTATAAGGATTTTATCGACGGTATTGTTACAAGTGATAAAGATGCATCTGTATCTGTAGCAACAGCTATGGCAACGACCTTTAAAACAAAAATGGCGGCCGCTGAAGCGCAGGCAAAGAACGATCAGCTGAAAAATACACCACGCCCAGATGGCGGAGATGGTAGCAACGGAGAAACGAAACCAAAAGATGTTCAGTTGGCAGAACAACTGGCTCAAACCGCTAATACGCAGGGTGGATTCACAGCATATTTGAAAGGAGAATGAAATAATGAAGGTGACTTATAGAGAGTTTGGTAGTGGAATCAACGTAGTAAGTAATGAGCATTTTGTTGCTATTCCATATCATGTTGATTTTAGCGAAGTAACAGAAATAGCGTATGGTGAAGTAAAAGTAGTTAAGGCAGGAACACCAATGGCAAAGAATGGCATCAAGGCCACGGTAACAGAAGGAAAATCAAACGCTATCGGTATACTGATGCATGATGTGTATGATGATAACCCAAATACTTCATTGATAGTACATGGTTTTGTCGATAAAGCAAAGGCAGAGAAAAATACTGGTGAGACTTACGATGAAGCTACACTGGCGGCATTGCCGATGATTCAACTTTTATAGGAAAGGAGATTGAAAAAAATGAGATTGATTGATGTATATAGCGCCAAAGCGTTAGCAGCTTATTTTACGCATGCGCATAGTAATGACAGACCATATCTTGGACTGACATTATTTCCGAGAAAGAAAAAGATGGGATTGGATTTAAAATGGATCAAGGGATATAAGGGGTTGCCTGTACCACTGAACCCAAGCGCATTTGATACGAAATCAAAAGGCAGAGGGAAATTGAAAATGCAGGATGTTAGCACACAGATGCCTTATTTTAAGGAGCATGTAATGGTTGATGAAGAAGATGAACAGGAAATCTTACGTGTTACTGAGGCTGGCGATCCGTATGCTCAGCAGGTACTTGACCACATCTATACTAAAGCAGATGATTTAATTATTAGCGCAGATGTCGTAGCTGAACGTATGATTTGGATGCTTCTGGCAGCAGAAAATGGTAAACCTGGTATTGATATCACAGCTGATGGTGCGAGCTATCAGTATGATTATGATGAATCTGGTGAGTACAAGGCAGAACACTTTGTGGAATTGACAGGCACAGATATGTGGAGTGACCATGAAAATTGTGATCCTATTGCAGATGCTCAGATGGTAATTGATAAAGCATTGGCAAAAGGTGTTATTCTTAAGGCAATGGTCATTAGTCCTAAGACGATGAGTAATCTTGTTAAAAGTAAGAAAATTGCTTCATATATCCTTGCTCAGAACTCAACAGCAAACATTTATATGAACAAAGCCAGAGTCAAAGAAGTCTTTAAAAACGAACTCAATATTGAAATTATTGTTTATGAAAAGCTCTTTAAAGACTATGATGGCAAAGACAAGGCATATTACCCTGATACGATGGCCACATTCTTACCAGAAGGCGCTTTAGGTAATCTGTGGTATGGAACATCCCCGATTGAGCGAAAGGCGTTGGGATCAAAAGATGCCAATGTATCTCAGGTTAATACTGGAGTAAACATTATGGTAACTCAGGAACATGATCCTGAAAATACAAAGACAGTGGTAGATGAAATCGTATTGCCGTCATTTGAATGTATGGATTCAGTATATTTGCTGAAGCATAGTGCGTAGGAGGTAAATGAATATGGGAAGACCGACTAATGCTGAAATCGCTGCAAAGAAAGCCGCAGAAGAAGAAAAACGTAAAGCTGATGCATTGGCTCAGCAAATTAATGGTGCTGAAGAAAGCGAGAGTGATTATGCTAACAATGCAAATCCTGATGTCGCTCAGGATGACGGTAAAAAGGTTCCGACTGACCTGCCAGAAGATAAACCGGAACCGGTAACCGCAGAACCTGTAGAAGATATGCCAGAATCAACTATCACAGCGCCTACTTCTAAAGCAGATTATGTAACATACGATCACACGGTCAAAGTAAACGGAAAATTCTACGCAACTGGTGAAAAAGTACCAGTACACTAGGTTGGTTCATGATGACCTATGATGAGCGAAAGCAATTACTCTTCCGCCGGATAAAGGATGGTCTTCCTGCTGATCTGCTTGTGAATCAAGGAGATGTCATGCCATTGAGCATTGACACTCCTTTGGTTCCATTTAATGCTGAATTGAGTCAGTATCTTGATGATTTAATGCTCATGGCTAGAGAAATCATCTTTGAAAACCAGTATCCATTTGACGATCAAGAGAGACCGGCTGATGTCATGCCAAGATATCACATGTTGCAAATACGTATCGCTATAGAAATCTTTGTTAAAGAAGGGGCGGAGGGAGAAATCGTTCATTCTGAAAGTGGTGTATCCAGAACTTACACAAGTTCTGATATATCACCTGCACTTTTGAATCAGATAACTCCTATGTGCAGCGTATGAGGATGTTGAGCAGAAACAAGCAGCGGTTATATATTGCATCACAAATTATGGATGATGAGCTTGTGGATTCACATGGAAATCGACCATTTGATAAACCGTTTTTATTTTGTGAAAATCTGGCCAGTGTAGATGGGAAATCTGAAAAAGAAGAATATGGTGATCGTGTGAGAAATATGTATAAATCGGTTGTCATGCGTAAGAAGTGGGAAGGCAGCATCAAAGAAAACGATGTAGCATATCTGGATGGCATTACACCGGATGGAGAAGCTCAGAACGGTGCACATGCAAATTATCGTGTCGAATCCGTAAGAAACACATCATTGAACATGATGACTGTTTATTTTGATAAATTGCCGTAAAGAGAGGGGTAATGCAGTGAAATTGGTAAATGTTAAGAATCCGAATGTTGAAATTGATATTCGTGATTATCTGGTGCCGGACTATCTTGGCACCCATGAATGGAAGTTGCCTGATAAAAAGGTGAATAAGAAACAGTCAAGCAAGCAATTTGATATTCAGAAGGATAAGAAAGAAGATAAGTAATGTCTGTAATCAAAAGACACTTTCAAGTCAATTTGAAAGGTATGAAGCTCATGCAGAAGAAAATTGATAATCTGCAAAATGCTATGCCACAACTTGGACAAAGATTCATAGAAATGTCGCTTGATTATCTGTATGAGAGAGCTGCTTATTACATTGAGTCTTCTACTGGCAACGGTGGATATGAACCAACTGCTGAATTATTGGCTGGCTTGAAAAGGGATTATGAGTTAGGGAAAGTGTTTAATGACTGTGTTCATGCAGCTTGGGTTGAATATGGTACTGGAATGATTGGCACCGGTACACATCCAAATCCTCCGACCGGTTATCAGTATGATGCCAATGCACATGGGGAACAAGGTTGGACATATCCAGGTGAAGATGGTAAGTTTTATCATACTCAGGGATTACCAGCACACCGGTTTATGTATAACGCTATTACTGATTATCGAATGAACTATAAAAAGATTTTCAGCAAGGCGTTCAACGAAGTTGTGGGAGGTGCTATCTAATGAATCAGGAATATTTTGATATCGTCTTCCAAGGATTGAAAGATCATATCAAAACACATAGTGAAATTAAGGCAAAGGTATTAGACAGGCCGAATACGGAGATATATCCAAAAATCGTTGTTACTGAAATAACTAATACTTCTACGTTAAATCTGGGTAGGATGGAGTCATATTCGTTATTGGGGTATGAAATAGGTATTTACGCAAAAAACGCAACTATCAATGGTAAGGCTATGGATGCCATGGATATTGCTCGCTATCTACAAAGCGTAGTGGCTGATTATATGGATTATGAAATTCATATGAAACGAGCAATGACCGACTATAAAGATAACATTGATAATTCGCTGTACTGTATCATCATGCGGTATAACGCAAATGGGAGCGACTATCGAAGTCGCTTCTTTTAAGGAAAGGAGTTCATTATTATGAATAGTTTGGATTTTGGAATTCAAAAAATGACAGAACGCTTTTTTTCAGGAATGGGTTCATGTCTTTGTTACAAAAATGAAAGTGGTAAATTTTCTGTTCTAGTATTAACAGAAACGGTACCGGCTTTTGCTTCAACACCTGAAGCTATTGAAGCAAAATATACTACTTCTGATACAACAACAAAAATCGAGGGTATGAAAACATTGGAGGATAAGGAATTTGAATTTTTTGTTCACCGTGATTCAATCAATCGTCTAGAGAAACTTAAAGGTAAGGAATTAGAATTACTGCGTGTTAACGCTGATCTAACTGGTGAACGTGTCAATGGTACATTGTCTTATACTATGTCTGATAGTCAGAATGGCGAAGCTCAAAAAGGTAATATCAAGATTACTCCTACGGACTATATTGGTTATGTTGAGAATGTATTACCTCTGGTACAGGCTACTGTCACCTTTAAAACACCGATTGATTGGAAATGCGAGTTGGATAAAACGGATGGTACGTATACAAAGGATATCGAATTGAATTTTGCCGAAGGAACATTCACAGCTACAGTAAAAGATTCAACTATTGCTACAGCTGCTGTTTCAGATAATAAATTAACAATCACAGGTAAGGCAGAAGGCTCTACGATTGTTACCCTGAAAGCTTCTTGTGAAGGTTATGCTTCATGGGAAACTACAATCTTAGTTATCGTTCCAAAGGCAGTCGTAGCACCTGGATCGTAAGAATCGAAACAACAGCGCTCGGTCAATGCCGGGCGCTTGTAATTTAATAGGAGGAAAACAAAAATGAATATTTGGACATATAAGTATAACGGAAAGGACTATCCTTTCAAATTGACTCGTGCCGCTCGAAAGGCCATCAATGAATTACAGTTTAAAATCTTTGATGAATTGCAGAATCCTGAAATCCTGACAATGGCAGGTGAACTTAGTGAAATCCAGCAGAAACTAAATGCTGCTAAAATGGAAGATAACAAGAGTGAAATGGAAGATAACAAGAGTGAAATGGAAGATAACAAGAGTGAAATGGAAGATAACAAGAGTGAAATGGAAGATAACAAGAGTGAAATAGCTCAGTATGAAGCAGAATTGAATGCTCTTTCTATCAAAATGATGCCACTAATGAAAGACTTTGTTAAGTTGCAGTCGAACGACATTGATCCTGAAGAAATTGCAGCTATCCTGCTGAAAGAAAATAAAGACCTGAAAGGGGAAATGACGGATCAGTTCATTGATGACATGTTCGATGATATGGTGAACACTCTTGGTATGGAGAAATTCGATGAAAAGATGGTTGAGATTACCGCTAGAGTTTTTACAGTAATCCAGTTACTGAAAGACAAACTGGAAGCAATCAACACTGTGAAAAAGGAGAAAACCAAGAATCCTCTGCCGATGTCGTAGTTTATAAGAGCTATGAAGAATACTGCTATGCAGTAATGATTCCAATAGCTATCGAAGCAGGTATGCCATTGGATGAATTTTGGTACGGCGAAGAAGAATTATTCTATTCTTATGTAAAGGCGTATCGTAATCGTGTCAATTACACGTCCTGGATGAATAATCTCTATGCCATGAAAGCATTAGAGGTTGTTGTGAATAATCTAATGCCTAACGCTGTAAATATTGGATTTGGTGGCGGAAAAATAACTCCGGTTCAATATTATGAGAAGCCAATTGACTTTGAAGCTGAAGCAGAGAAGCAGAAACCTGTTACTAAAGAAGACCTTGAATCAGAGTTTAGGCGGAGAATGAGTGTATTTTGATAGAAAGAGATATTCAGTATTTCTACTACCTGTGCTATGATATTGGTATCTAGGGAGGGCATGGAAATGGAAACAATAGAAATATCATTTGACAGTAAAAGAGGCAGCAACAAAATATTAAATGATATTGTGTTATTTACAGGAAAAACACATATTGAAAATTTATTTTATGGAGTATGTACATTCGATGTAAATAAATTAGAATATATTGCATTTTCAAGGAAATATATATATTGTAGATCATTAAACAAATTTAAAATTTCTGGAGAAGATGTCTTTTGTTTGATTATAGTTCCATGGATACAAATAAAAAAAGCAATGCTTTATTCTGGTCAAATCAATTTGATTCTGGATAACAATATAGTTGTTGCTTTATATCTTTCCAGCAGTGATACTAAAGTATTCTTATCAACCATATTGTTAGCCATTAATGATATATTGGATTATTCAGCATTTGAAATCATTAATGACACTTACAATGTGTTTAGAGCAAAAAGGGATAAAGCGTTAGGAAATATCCCGTATAAAGAACTTGGTATTAAAAATACATTTGTGATTGAACCAGATAAAGTGAAGGACATTAAGCAGGATGGCAGTAATGATAAAGCATCAAGCTATAATTATTGTCCTCATTGTGGTAAGGAGCTTGATTCAGCTTTTAGTTACTGCCCTTTCTGCGGAAAAGCAATATTGGAGCAAGAAGTGGAAGAAATTAAACAACGTACAGTGTATACAGCTCCTAAAATAAATAAGACTTCTACACCAACGTATAAAGCACATACTGTCTCTCCCAAAAAACAGTATAAAGCAAACAAAAAGGCAGGTATTGTCTCATGCCCTAAATGTGGTAGTACTTCCATCACAACGACAAATAAGAAAATCTCCATAGGGAAAGGTGTTGCAGGAGCCGCCGTAGGATCACTTGTTAATCCTGTTGGAACAATAGTAGGCGCAGCTGTTGGCGCTACACATAGTAAGAAAATATACAATGTCTGCATGAACTGTGGGCATAAATGGAAACCATAAAATAAAAGACCTCATTCGTTGGGGTCTTTTATTTACATCCAAGGATGCTGTTATTTTTTATAGAAAGGCAGGTGATATGAATGAGCGAAGAATATAAAGTCGGATTTGAATTAGAAGTTGAAACCAGAACTGCACAAGAAAATTTAAAGGCATTTAATAAAGTACTTGGCGATTATACTAATATGATAGTTAATATGGCTACAAACAGTAAATCTATTAGCAACGTAACAAGAATGATAGAAAGGTTAGGAAATATTAGCACTAAGAGAGCACAGGATAATCTTAAAGATATAAGCAAAGTCATGCGAGATATGGATTCTGCTTTCAATATTGATATTTTCAAATTACTATCAGGACAGATTAACACAATGGATTTAGCTGCTAAATCGTTCTTAAAAACTGCTTCCAGATTCAATAAAACAGATATGTCAGGGTTAGAAAATTTCAATCTTAATCCAATCGTAAAGCAGCTAGATTTGATTAAGAATGCTGATGTATCTGCTTTGGATAAATTTAAAAGCTTATCAAGCTCCGTTAATGAAATCACATCAGGAATGAAACGATTGAATGATATGGAGATATCTACAGCCACAAATAATGGTCTTACTACTAAAATGAGTAAGATTACTGAAATGGTTACTCAATTCACAACCGCTTTTGAAAACGTTAAAACCGAAGGTGTAAGCGCTATTGTCAAAGCTTTAACTGAGCTTCCCAAGGCTATGCAGGCTATGGAAAAGCTTGACCATAGCAAGGTTGGCCAATCATTCGACACATTAACTCAGAAACTTCAAAAATTCTTGGCTGAATTAAGAGAGAGTTCTTCTGAGATTCATGCGTTTTCAAACATTGTATCCACACTCGGCAAGGGAACGAATACCAACCCTTTAACTAGTGGATTGCGAAATGTACAGCGTGAAATAAAAAATACCGGTACTGAGAGTGATAAAACAAATAGAAAATTGAGTAATATGCTTTCATTTGGGAAGGTCTATGCTTTTTACAACCAACTTCGCCATTATGGTACTGGTTTCGCTAACATGCTGAATAAAGCGATAGATTTTACGGAGATTGAGAACTACTTCAGCCGTGCCATGGGGAATATGCGTAGTGAGGCTATGAAGTTCCAGAATCAGCTATCTGACATGTACGGACTAGCAATGCCATCTATGATGCAGGCTCAGGCTACATTTAAAAATCAGCTCGGAGCGCTTGGTGATTTGTCTGAAGATATGTCATATATGCTGTCTGAGCGATTAACAAAAATGTCTCTTGACTATGCATCGTTGTATAATGTTTCTGTTGACTCCGCTGTTACAAAGTTTCAGGCTGCTCTGAGTAAGCAAGTAAGACCTATACGTAGCCAATCTGGCTATGATATAACACAAAGTGTACTAGGTGGAACGCTCGAAAGCATAGGAATCTATGACAGGCAGATACGTGATTTGAATGAAGTAGAAAAACGTTTAATTATCATCCTTACGTTACAGCAGCAAATGGCTCGATCAGCAGCAATGGGGGATTTTGCCAGGACTATCGAGCAGCCGGCAAACCAGCTTAAAATACTACAGCAGCAGATTGCCGAAGTAGGCCGTTGGATATCTGCTGTTTTTTATGGCGTGATTGGAAAGGTTTTACCGTATATTAACGGTTTTGTGATGGCGATAAAGTCATTGATTCAAATGTTTGCTTCATTCCTCGGCTATGAACTGCCTGATTCATCTGGATCTACAGGCAGTATTTTGGACAGCATGGATGATTCGCTCGGTGGCGTATCTGATGGCATGGATGATGTAAATGCAGGTATTGACGATGCCAATAAAGGATTAGATAGCGCAAAGAAAAAGACTAAGGAATGGAAGAATTTTCTTGCAGGTTTTGATGTTGCGAATGTAATCCCCGATCAAAGTACTGATGATTCTTCTTCAGGATCTGGTGGTGGAGGTTCAGGCGCTGGTGGTATGTCTATTGATCCACGATTATTAAAAGCGTTACAGGATATGGATTATATATTTGACAATATTAGAATGAAAGCTATGGACATTCGTGACCGGCTGCTTGAATGGGCGAGTATTCTTGGTAAGGTGGTTGATGATAATATCTTTGAACCTATCCGCAATAGTTGGAATAAATATGGTTCTGGTATATTGAAGAACATTACTGAAACCAGAGATAACATTGTGCATATTTTAGGCGGGGTTTTTGATGTTGTAGCAAAGAAATGGAAACCATTTTTTCAAGCTGCATCTGATTTGTTCTTTAGCCTACTAGATACAGCTTCACTTGTTACAGATACGATATCGACATTCTTCCGACATGTATGGGATTCCGGCGGTAAGTATTTATTTGAATCATTGTGGGATTTAGCTACAGCGTTTTTGGAATTAGCAACCAGTGTAAACGATAACTTTGTTAAGCCAATAATAAACTGGTTTAAAAGAAGTATTGCACCAGTATTCGGTGATCTTGTTGGCACTATTCTTAAAGGTGCAGGGAAGATTGTAAAAGGTTTTGCAAACGTTATAACATGGATAGCAAAATGTAAACCCGTAGTTGTTACTTTGGGATCAGCCTTTACAGCTTTGTTTTTGACGATTAAGATAGCAAAAATTGTAGAACTAGCAACAGCTCTAGGTGGAGCTCATAGTGTATTACGTACTTTTGGGGCTTTGGCTTTGCAACACAGTAGCACTTTAAGAAAATTATGGCAAGTATTCTCTGATGGTTATTCCAAAATAACAAATACAAAAAGTGTTTTAAATGTTTTTAATACTACTTTATTAAATACCAAAGCTGGAGAAGCGTTTAAAAAAGTGATGAATGGTATCGGCGATAAACTTCTCAATGTAAGTTCAAATATGTTGGAAGCAAGTGGGAAAGCAACATCACTAGGATCGACTATTATCGGTAAATTAGGAGCAGCATTTAGCTGGCTTGCAGCAAATCCAGTAGTGGCTGTAGTGGCAGGTTTAACTGCTGTAATAGCGGCCGTCGCTTTACTTGGTTCAACTCAAAAAGAGAAGAAGTATGAAATGGATGATTATTCCAAATCTGTACAGGATCAGATTAATGCTCTTGATGAATTGAAAAAGTCTATGGATGATGCTAAAGCTTCAACAGATAAAGAAATTTCTTCAAAGATGGCTGAATACAAACGACTTGAACAAAACGTAGATATATTGCGCCGTATGGCTGGAGAAACAGGCTATGTGGATAGTATCGAGCAAGCTAAGCAAAAAGTAGAAGCTATCAATAAGGAACTTCCGGGAACAGTAAAACTGACTAAAGAAGGACGTATTGAATGGCTGAAAACACCTGATGCTATTCAGAAGAATATTGATAAGCTTAAGGAAAAGGCCAGACAAGAAGCATATGAGAAGCTCTATGTTCAGTATATCCAAGCTCAGATTGAAGCAGAAGCAAAACAGGCTGAATCAAGGGATAAGTTGAATAAATTAAGTGAACGTAAACTTGAATTGTCTAAGCAGATTCAACAGGCAGCAGCTGATGGTGACAGTGAAAAACTTGGGAAATTGAGTGATGATTTAAACCAAGTGAATGCTGATTTAGATGGAACTGAAAAAGCTCTAAAAAAAGCGAATGATGCTGTAGATGCCGCAAAGAAAAAGCAAGATGGTCTTGATAAGACCTTAGGAAATGTTTCCTCTTCTACAAATGGACTCACTGAGGAACTTGGTAAATTCTACGCACAGTTTGGTTTGAGTGATAAAAAAGCGGCTGAGTTTGAAAAACTTGCTACTAAGATGAAAGAAACCAATAAAGTAATGGATTCTTGTATGAAGGATGGCAAGGTAATAAACAAGAAAGAGTATGACGATACAAAAAAGACACGGCAAAAGCTTGTTAAGGAATATGCAGAGAAAGCAAAAAAGTATAAGTTATCATCTAAAGATATCATTGATATTGCTAAAAAGAATGGTGTTAATTTATCCAAAGAAGAATTAGAGCAAGCTAGAAATTCTTTAAAGAATGCAGAACAATCAAAGAAAGATATTACTAAGGTCAAAAAGCAGCAGAACGCAGAGCTGTTATCGCTGTTAGACAAACTTGGCATTGACAAGGATTCTAAGCTTGGTAAACAGTATCAGGATGAACTGAAAAAGGCGCAGGAAAATGGTACGAAATCCGGTGAGGACTATATCAAGAATATCAAAAAGGGAATTAGCAATGGTGATATATCTCCAGATGCTCAGGCACAATGGAATAAAGGTCAGAAGATTTTCGATAATCCATTGACTGTTCTTGCTAAAGTTATGGGTGCTGATTCTGCGGGTAATAATGCATGGCAAACAATGAACAGGATACTGTCAAAAACAATATGGGGTAAAGCTGAGATTGGTAATAAATCCAATGCTGCATGGGATGCATATAATTGGTTTGATAGTTGGTTCAAGGCAGGACCACACACAATATGGGGGCAGTCAGCACTTGGAAATAAATCTAATGCAGCAAATGAAGCTCTTGAATGGTTCCAACAATATTTTAGGAAGCACCCTATTGAAGCAACCCTTTCTATTGTTTCCGGATCAATAGATTTAGCACTCGGAAAAGTCACAGGTTGGATGCAAAAAAAGGCTGAAGGTGGATTTGTTGATACTGGACAAATGTTTATTGCTCGTGAAGCGGGACCGGAGCTTGTCGGTACTATGGGTGGGCGTACAGCCGTTGCAAATAACGATCAGATTACATCCGGTATCTACAGGGCGGTTCTGCAAGCTTTACGTGACGGTGGTGGATTCCAAGACCGTGGAGGTGACTTATACATCACTATTCAGAATGAAGATGGTTCTAAGACCACTAAAATCATTAAGGACTACAAAAAACAAATGATATTTTCCGGAGGTAAAGGAGGTGTGCCAGTATGATAAAGACGGTTGATCCTATTCTGTATCTTGGCGGTGTTAAAGTCAAAGACCCTTCCAGTATTACGATTCAGCGTAATAAGCTATGGTCACAAGGCTCTGGACGGTCACGCAGTGGTAATTTCTGTGGTAAAGTACAGGCACTCAAATACCGTATTGATGTGCAGTGGTCATGGCTGACGGAGGCTGAAGCTGCTCAAATTTGCGCTTTACTTGAACCAGATTATATCGATGTGAAATTCCGTGATCCTAAAACAAAACAAATGAAAACGATTCGTGCATATGCTGGTGATGAAGTTTACAGCGTGTACAGTTATGCTATTGAAAAGGCAGTCTATGAGGGGCTGCCTATTTCTTTGGTTGAGAAATAAGGAAGGGGTGTCGTTTATGACAACAACAATTACTGAAAAAGAAGAAGTGAGAAAAACATTGAAATCAGAATCAAAAAATACTGACGGTGTTACTGTGGTGACTATGGAAGCATCAGTGACAAATATGGATTATAACACAATCAGTTATCATGTAAATATCGTGAATATTGCTGAATATGCAAAAGATAAGGTGAAGTATGATACTGATATCGCAGCCTTTAAGCAGCGTTACGATGAGGCTGTTACAGAGCTTGTGGTAATCACAGAAGGGAGTGTAGAATAATGAAGTTAAGAAGTGGTCAGCTTATTATGCTTATGAATGGATTGTCAAATGTGCAAACTGCAATCAGTCCAAAAGTCAATTATAATGTGAGCCGTAATAAGAAAATTCTTATGGATGAAATAAAAGAATATCAGGATGAAATCACAAAGTTGCAGAAGAAACACTGTAAACTTGATAAAAATGGTGAACTGGTAACAAAAGAAAAAAGTAATGAAATCACATTTAAGAGCAAGGAAGATAAAACGGCTCTAACTACTGCAATCAATGAAATCAATAATACAGAGTGCGAATTGCCAATCAGGATGATCAAGCTTGATGATATCTCTGTGTCTATTTCTCAGGCTGAAATGGATGCTTTAGAATTTATGATTGAAGAAGAATCTGATAAATAAGAGAGCGAGGTGGTGTAAATGTATAGCACCTCAGAAAGATATAAGAAAGCTATAGCAAGAGATATACAATGGTGGGAATCAAAGCTAGTCATAGACGGTACAGAGTATTTTGACTTTATGAAGTTGGATGGTAAGCTTGGGATTTGCGCTGAAGAACACCTTTCCTTCGGAGGAACTGTTTCTGGATACCTGGATGTACAGATTCCAGAAATGACTTCTTCTGTGCAATTTATAGGGCGAAAGGCCATTTATTATGTTGGATTACATCTGGAGGATTACAATATTGGTGAAGAACCAGATATTGAATGGATCAAAATGGGGGTCTACAACATTGTCGATCCTCAACTTAATGATGATGTCGTAACATTTACAGCATATGACAATATGTATAAGACACAGCAGGGATTTTTTAGCAGTCTTTCAAATAGTCAGCCTGTAGCGGCTGTTCTGAGAGAGCAATGTGCCAAGATAGGTATTATATATGCTGGCGGTGATTCTGGTGAATCTATCAACGTAGAAAAGCTACAGGGACTGCAAATGCGTGATGCTATCAGCTATATAGCATCATTTTGCGGTAAAAACGCAGTTATGGATCGTGATGGTAACTTGGAATTAAGATGGTTCTCTGCTGTTGAATTCACAGCAAATCCAGACATATGCTCACCAACATTCAGCGTTGGTCAGGCAGACACTATTGTTAGACGGATTACATGTGCTGTAGATGCAGAAACAAACCTGAACGCAGGCAATGATACTGGCAGTATAATCACTTTATCAAATCCATGTATGACACAAGCACAGCTGAATGCGATATACAACAAAGTGAACGGATTTTCCTACCGTTCATGTTCTGTGAATATCATTATGGGACATCCTGAGCTTGATGTAGGTGATATTATTTCTGCGCAAGACTTAGATGGATCCATTTATAAAGTGCCCATCATGATTATGGATATCATAGATGATAGTGGAATTCAACAGACAATAACATCTAGCGCAAAAACAGAGCAGCAAGAGCAGTATTCTTTTCAGGGGAATATCTCACAACAAGTACAAACAAATTACAGTGAGTACATAGCCACAAAGCGATTGCTTGCAGACACAATCATTGCATATGATGGTAAGTTTGGAACCATTACTACTGATTTTCTTACTGTAAATCAAAAAATTACAGCACATGAAGGTGAGTTCAGTACATTTAAAGCTGATACAGCGGCTTTCAAGATTGCGACAGCTGAAGAATTTACAGCTATTCATGCTGCAATAGATAATCTGGATGTTAATACAATCAATGCAGCTCTAGCTAAAATAAACGTTATGGAAGGAAATCTAGCCACTATTGATACCATCATAAATGGCCATTTTACTTCTGATAGCGTTCACTCACTGATAATCAATGCAGAAAACACCGTATTCTCTAACTCAGTTATAAAGTCGGCCATGATAGACAGTGTAGCAGCAGATAAAGTAACAGCCGGTACGATTGATGCTAGCAGTATACACTTTAAATCACAGTCCGGACGGTTAGATATATACGGCGAAACCCTCCAGATAAAAGATATCACAAGGCCAAGAGTACAAATTGGCAAAGATGCATCCGGAGACTACAACATGTATGTCTGGGATGCCGCCGGGAAGCTGATGTTTGATGCAGCCGGCATAACTGCATCTGGTATTCAACGACCAATTATCGTGGATAGCATGGTGGCCGATAATGCCAACATATCGGGAGATAAAATCAACATCACATCATTGGTAAAAGAGATTAACGACGGTACAGAGGTGATAAAGTCTAGCCATATTTTAGTGGATGGAGCTAATCAGTCTCTTTCTGTGGTGTATAACACTATCACCGGTGATTTAAGTACATTAAGTACAGCATTATCCGTGGAGCAAGGCAAAATCTCATCATTGATTACCGATGTGTCGCAAGCTAAGGGCGATGTGTCAACCTTACAGACCAATTACAGCAGCCTCACACAGACTGTATCAGGCATTAACAGTACGGTGTCTAGTCACTCTACTAGCATAGATAATCTCAATAACATGGAGATAGGCGGACGGAATCTTATCACTAATACAAGACCGGATAAGGCTGCGGTTAACCATGTAACTAGCAAATGGTCTGTACAAATTGTTGATGAGGCTACAGCAATCAGCGGTAAGGCGATGCAGGAGACTTGTACGCAAGCAGGAACCGGTGGCTTTTATCATGTTATTCCTCGTAAATTAGATCCTGGAAAAAGATATACGTGGGCAGTATATATTAAATCCTCAAAAAATGTACGACTTAGTACTGGCAGTGAACAAGGGGGACAACGCAATTGTGAAATCACAACCGAGTGGAAAAGGTTTGTGCATACCTTCACAGCTTTAGAAAGCGCGCATTATCAATTTACGTTTTATACAGCTGATTCCACCGTTCCTTGGGCAGTTGGGGATATCGTATGGTACCACAGTCTTATCTTAGTTGAAGGAGACAAAGCTCAAACATGGGTACCAGCCCCTGAGGATATGGATGCATCTATCAAGACAGTATCAGATAAAACATCAACGTTGGAGCAGACGGTCAATGGATTTGATGCTCGTATTACATCAGCAACAAGTACAGCCAGTAATGCTCTTACTAAGGCTACAGAGCTGTCAGCTACCGTTGACGGATACAATATCCGAATAACAAATGCTGAATCTAATGCAAACACCGCTCTCAGCAAAACCAACACGTTAGAGCAAAAAGTTACGGCAACATCCTTAATCACTACCATATCATCCGGCATCAGCGGAGGCACAGCATTATCAACGACAAAATTTGTAATGGATGCATCTGGATTACATATCAAAAACGGCGGCTTTGACATCAGCAATAACGCTGGTACAAAGGTGTTTAGCGCAGATACAGCCGGTAATCTGAGTATTACAGCTGCTATAAATGCTGCCAGCGGTAAAATAGGCAAGTTTACGCTTAATGATGGGTTGATCTATGAAGGGCAATCAACATATAAAGGTATAAGTGGTCAAGTAACCGAGAAATACTATTTCAATATTAGTCCTAATTCTGCACATAAAGATGTTGGGAATGTAGAACGCAATTTTGTTAGTAGCTGGACTCTACCTTTATTAAAAGTAAATACCTCTGGTGAAAATAGTTTCGAGGTATATCCAGATGGATTTTTGCAATCTAGACAAATCAAAATGGGGGATGGAGTTGTTGCGGGGACATTGTATTTTGGATCATCACAGTATTCAAACAGTGCATTTATAAATTCTGGAGGTAATATCTGGGCTGCTGGGGGTGTACAAGCCAAAAATTTTGTTGCTGCTAATGGTCAGGGGCTAAGAGTCTTGAATTCTTCTGGAGTCCCAACAACTCTTATTTATACAGATAGCAGCGATAACGCGCGAATCCCTAATAATAATTTTATTGTATCTAAAGCCATGACGGTTAACGGCTCACTTCATGCAAAAGCGGCATCTTGGATAGGCTCGAATTATTCAACTGGTGGTTGGATTGGAATATATGATTCTTATGGTGGTACACGAAAAGGCTATATTGGTTACGGAACCGCCACTGAAACTCAGTTTAACATTTATAACAACGAGGGTGCTCATAATGGCGTAGCTCTGGATGCTACCGCGAATGGTAACTGGACACATGGGCGATTTATACCACTTTATGGCGGCATGGCACTTGGTTCATCCAGTAATCGTTGGTACAGGCTCTACTCCTCAGCGGGATGTGATACATCATCGGATATACGACTAAAAAACAGCATAAGAGGGTACGATGATCGTTACGAAGCAATGTATATGGATATGCAGCCGGTCACTTTCGAGCTTAATGCAGTACCCGGTCAACGGCAAGGCGGTTTAATAGCACAATGGACAAAAGATGCCATGACCAAGCACGGTATAACCGATAGCGAATTCGGCGCATACAATTACCATCCAGAGGATGATACGTATGGAATCATCTATGAGCAATTAACCTCCCTAAACATGCACATGGTGCAAAAGACCATAAAGCGAGTGGATAAACACGATGAAGAAATTATGTCAATTTGTCATAGTATGAGCAACCACGAAAATGAAACTGAACAATTGCGAAGGGAAGTGAGAGAGTTGAAGGGCGAAGTATTCCGTTTAAACAATGAGTTATTTGATGCAAAATCCGCTTTATCTGCTTTACGGAGTTGAGAAAGGAAGTGATCAAAAGTATCTCGTTTTAAAGGGTGTACGTCAACACCCTTTTAATTTGCTCAAGAGAGTGAAAGGAGAAGAAATATGGATATGCTTTACACTGTTTTACTGGCAGATCTCAGCATGGTGCTGGTCTGCTACGCTATTTTACTGCTGGCTTTTGCAGCCAACGTGGTGCTGAGCCTGTACCACAACATCAATATCACAGGGGAGCATTTTGATGCCAAGCGATTGTGGCAGGGAGTCAAAAAAGCTTTGGTGCTGGTCTTTGGCACTATGCTGATGGTTGCCGCCGTAGATGCAGCCACAACGCTGCTCACACAGTATGTGCCAGATATCAATGAGCAGGTGCATGACCTCATCACCGTGGCTATGATTGCAGCCACAATCGGTGTAGCAGCATGGCGATATATCAAGGATGCATACAGTACGTTTATCAATATCCTTAATGGCAAGCCCTCTGAGGTCGCAGCTGCGGTGGATACAAAGGAGTAAGACATGTCGGATGTAATTATTGTGGCTCTGATTGGAGGCGTATGCACAGCCATACCGTCATTGATAGCAACGGTAGTGATCAACAACAAATCGACAGCTGTCATGCAGTATAAAATAGACGACCTTACAAAAAAAGTGGAAAAACACAACAATGTTGTAGAACGTATGGCGGTTGCAGAAAACAGTATCAAATCGGCTCATCATAGAATCGATGACCTTATGGAAAAATAGGAGGAAACAAAAATGGCATTTAAGAAAAGAACAAGCCTGTCCGGATTAACAGGCAGTAATTGGATGGATTGGGCGCTACGGCGTACAGGAGTGGCAATGCCAAACTGCTTTACCTATGCTACAGCTCGTATCAGCGAGATTTTAGGGCGAGAGGAGTATTTGGATAGCCCACGGGTAAACGGCGCACAGGAGCTGTGGGATAACTACTCAGACGGCTTTAAACGCTCAAAATATGCTGTAGAGGGTGCACTCATGATCTGGCAGTCAGGACAGTGGGGGCATGTAGCAGTTTGTGAGGAACTTATTGACACCAACACGATCGCATGGAGCCAGTCCAACTACGGCGGGGCAATGTTTGAATATGTGAAAGGAAATCCGAACGGGTACAAAGGCATGAAATTTTTAGGATATCTGGTACATGATAAACTGCCGAAAGCAGAGGCAGCAAAACCATCTACTAGTAAGCCGACTACTACTGGCATTAAGGCGGGCAATAAGGTCAAAATCAAGTCCAGCGCTAAAAAGTACGCTACTGGTCAGACAATCCCCGCATGGGCTAAAGGCAAGACATATACCGTACAGCAGGTATCTGGCAGTAAGGCGCTGATTAAAGAGCTTGTGTCATGGGTTAAAACATCCGATTTACAGATGACCGGCGCAGCTGCGGTGATTGCAGTCGGCAAAAAGGTCAAAGTTAAAAAGACGGCCAAGACCTATGCAACAGGGCAGAGAATTCCGGCGTTTGTAAAAGGTACGACTTACACAGTCATGCAGATCAGCGGGGATAAGGTACTACTGAAAGAAATCATGAGCTGGGTACGTAAATCTGATTTGGAATAAGAAAAATAACCACTCATTCCTTCGGGGCTGGGTGGTTTTTTTATGTATAGTTTGACAAAAAATTACAAAAAATGTATTATTTAGGTGTGATAATCATGAGGTGAGGGTATGGATTGGACGGGTTTAAATCAAATAAATACTATTTTAGGTATAATCAATGGTGTGGTTGGTATCATTAATATAGGAACAGCTTTTTGGGGGTGGCTAAATCATAAAAATAAGAAACAGTTTATGGAAAAGCTAGAAAAAGAGCGTATATCTGCTCAAAAAGAAAATGCAAGAGTATGCCGTACTTGCAAAAGCAATTTCAAGGCACGTATCACCTCACTAGAACAGACCAATAATAAGTTATTAGAAAAAGTTTCAGGATAGGAGGGGGTTTTATGATATACATCATTATAATAAGCTTGATTATAATTATTGTTCCGCCTATTTTTATAATACTCAGTAATTTAGATTATAGGAAAACGATTATAAGTGAATGTTCACAAGTTTACGGTATAGAATTAAATACCATAAGTGTAAAATATACAATATTAGAAGACAGGGTAGCTAAATATCCTATGATGAATAAAGAAATAAAAAGACTCATCAAACTGGAAAAAGATAAATATGTAGATATAAATAAGCTAGTAGTTGGTAAATTTAAAATATCTGATTTGGTACCTTTGTGTAAAAGTATACAGTTGTTTAATGAAATTGAAGAGTGTAAGGATAAGGGCGTTATTGATTTATTTGATGATGTGAGAGAAATGAATCATAAGATAGCAACAGTAAGGTCGCCTTTAAAATGCAAGATTAATGGTATGAAATCAAAAATACAATTCTTTATTATATTGATTATAGTTAAGCTATTTAACAAATTTAAGGATTTTACCCGGCAAGATATAGAACAAGTTGAGAAAGATAACGATTTTACAGTTGATTCAAATTTAGGTTTACTTAATTAGCTACTCTCCACACAAGAGAGTGGCTTTTTTATTTACATTTCAATATATAAGTAGTATAGTATATAAGCAATCACCTAATGATTGTATTCCCTGTTCTCTCTATTAAATAATTTTTTCATGGGGGATAAAAAAGCCGACATTTAGCCGGCTTTTTAAATATGGCAAAACAAATGAGATACTGATGTGATTAGATGAAGAAACTTCTCGTAGTGGAGGAGCACTACAAGAATAGTATGATTATGTATTCTCGTATTATTCACAACTTTTTTTGACTGTCTTTTTTGTTTGGCATGGGATAATACTTATAAAGAAAAGAGTCGTTCATAGCAGCTCTTTTCATGAATTAAGAAACTGAGGTGTGAGTAATAACTATCACTCATTATAATATATGTTAAAACACAAAAAAGTGCAGAAAAAACAAAATACTTGAAATTAAAAATATATATGATAGAATATTTTCGCCTGTTGAATATTGCCTAGGTATTGAACAAAGGCGGCCACTATCTTTGGCGAAGTTCGGATTTATCCGAACTTTTTTATTATCTTGCTTAATAACGCTAAAATATTCATAACGTATTTACAAATGTTCATATAAACTATATAATAATACCGTTGCCGCCTATTAAAAAAAGAAAGAGATACCTAGGCAGTATTTTGCGGCACTTGACCACCTTAATGGTGGCTTTTTATTATTTTATAGACTTAAAATCCCGTATTTGATGATTTATTTACTTTTTTAAATTTTTATGTGAGATAATGTGCACGGCAGCATAGATATCTTACTCTCCCCCAAGTCCGTATCATATCTTACAAGCGCTGCCGGCTCCCGTTTTGATTTCCGGGAGTCTTTTTTATGGTTTCAAGCTCTCAATAAACCACCTGAATTTACCGGGACCCATATACTCATAGTATATAGTCCTTGTTGCGCCACCGATCTGCACCACAAACATTTGACCACCACCACCGCAGTTTTTGCTATGGCATTGTGGTTTATGGCGTATGATCTTGTCCACCTCATAACGCTCCCCATCCCATATCAACGCCAGGGGAGTGATATCGCCCATTTTATCGACGAGCATTTCTACTTCTATATATTTTTTGTACATTCTTTGCATACTGTCACCTCATTGTTTATGATGATACCACTATTTTTTATAGATACAATAGGTAATGTATTGCCATTATTTACCAGCCCTTTTTGACGGCGTTTTATATTACAATATTATCCTGCAAAGGAGAGTGTAAAAATGAAAAGAATAAGCAGAGAAGCAGCATGGGGGATACTGTCAAACCACAAAATAGTGATTTTGGGGCATGGGGAAGCATCGGTTGAGGAAACAAAAGACATTATTAAGCATACGCTTGATATTGTGCCGGATGCAATTAAAAATATGATCAAAGACAATACATTGCATCCAAAAGTCTATGAAGGGTTAGGATATGAGGAAATAAGATGGGAAGACGATAATACACTGATCAAGAAGCATCTGAATGAAGCGTTTCTGGAAAAAGATATCTTATATATCAAGGAATATAAAGACAATTGTTTAACCAGTACAGCAATGCATATAATTGATCTTGACCATGTAAACGATAGCGTGCAATGTGATGCAGGTTTTTTGATGCAGTTAATAATTGATGTTATGGATATAAAAGACGATCCAGATGATATCGAGCAGCTGAACGAATATATAGAGGATGTAGGACTGGAGAAAGCCTTAGATACGATCGTAAGGGTTAACTGCATAAATATCATATGACAACAGATAAATTAATGCAGATGTTATCTCATCATGATGCGGTTATGCTGCTGTTCTTTGGTAAATCAATGACGTTGGAAAATTTACGATTGATAACTGAGCCATACAAGCTCGATATAAAGATAACTGCAAAGAGAAAAAGTAATATCATCGTTTTAGATAATATGATCTGTAGCGGTCGCAGGTCATTTGAAATTAATAATATCCGAAATGTTTATGTAGATAATAATGACTGCAACTTATTTTATGTATTAGGTAACGAATTTGTAACATCCCTATATATTTGTAGATAAATAGACTAAAGAGGGTAAAAACCCTCTTTTTTATCGCTTTTTACCATAGATAGTTGATACGCTATCGCTAGTTAACCCGAAAAAGCAATATTTTAACAATTCTATTGCGATAAATAAAGGCTTTTTTACACCTTGTAAATTAACTAGCGATAGCGTATCAAGTGTATTAGAGCGACCCAAAAGTAATTATAAAAGGTATATAATATAGGTACAACATGTTGGTAAATAATTACAAAGAAAGGATAATATCACATGAATATCATTAAATTAAATAGAAAGATCAAGGGGATTAGTGTATCAGATTTAGCAAAGGAGTTAGGGATGCCATTATTGCTGTACATATTTCATGAAAGGCGTATGGACTTCACAGTTGAACAATTCCGAATGCTTTGTGGTTTATTAAATATACTGTATTGAAGCATCTAATATGAAGTGAAAAAATGGTGAGTAATCATCATTTTTTGCCATAATATCTGTATATATATTGTCTATATCATAATACATATAATATAAGGAAAGAACAATACAAACGATAATAGTCTAACATAAGCTAACAAAAAGTAAAAAAAAGGCGATAATTAAAGGATTTCCAATGAGACTCTGTTAATAATTAACACAAAATATTTATAAACCTCATTTGAAACCGTTTTCCAGTCGAAAATGTAATATAACGGTTAAGATTTGCAGTGAAATGACTGCATGAGTCGATGTCTTCGCTATCGCTGTAAACAGTAAGCAGGCTGTGATGGAAATACGGAAAATCAAAAAGCCTGCATCTATATCGAGGTAACATAAGCAGGTGCTGGAAAGATGCCCTGCAAACAGAATTGGCACAGCTGGAGCTGGATGCCCTGGATATCGTTGAATTCTTCCAGCATAGAAAATTGGTTCTTTCTTACTTTGGGGTGTATGCAAAAGGGAGACTTCAGCTTCTATTGATACATACAATAGTGTTGAAGTCTCCCTGTTTTATATTACCCTACAATCGAGAAAGAACCGCTGTATTGCCTGCATGTGGAAAATGCGGTATCTGTGCACGATAAGAGCTGGTGTCTGTTTATGAAATATCGAAGGGATATTTGAATACGGCTGAAATTGAATTTAGGAAAGAACTGCAGCTGCAGTTGTGAAGTATGTGGTTTTCCTGTTCATAAGGATGGTGTTGTGATGCACATGCAAAGTAAATGCCAATAGCTTCCGAAAAAATAAAGCTACACACTGTTTTTTACCCAATGCTGACGCGTTCATCAGCTTTCCATACAAACAGTCTCTGGATACAGCGTTCCTGTTTTACTACCGTTGTAAGTTTTA